TCGTTCGATACTCTGCTCACTACACCACTATACTACATCTTACGGCCCTTGTCAAGTGTCTCCTTTTTAGGACAGCGTGTAATTCTTTCTTTATGTATTAATATATATAATAATATATATAAAAATAAATAATAAGAATGACCAGAAAAGGGGACAGGGAAGACCGACACCTACCATGCCGAGTCCTCACCTAAACACGTTTTGAGCTGCTCCTAAAACCTTCGGAATCTTAAGAAAGCCTCAGCGTTTCGTAAGGTTTCCCCTGAAAATTTCAGACGCCAGCACAGTAAATAACGTGTATTATCAGCCGTTATCCTGCGATGCCGACCGACAGTCTGCCTATAACGTGAATTCGTTTGTATGGGAGAATGATTAAAGCTGAATACAAAAGAAAAGGGGAAAGACTACCTAAGTAATCCTTCCCCTTTGAGAGACTAGTTAATTAAAACTAGGCCTTCTTAGCCGCAAGCGCCTTGACTACCTGAGGCTTAATCATTGCAACGACGTCCTCGATTGAAACGCCGAGCATTGCAGCTTGATTACGAACAACCAGACGGAAATTCTTCTGGATGTCTTCTGGCCAGCTAGCTTCGACGAATTCAGCAATCGGGTCAGAAGCCGCTGTATACTGAGCCGAATTGTATCCGTCGATTGCATAAGCAACCAGCGTAGCCTCGTCCTTGATAGATGCAAGCTTTGTCAGCTCATCAAGAGTCGTTGGCAGAGTATCCGTAAGTGACTCGTCGAATGCTTCCCACGAAACCACCTGAGGATTACGGCCGCGCGTTTGTCCGACTCGCACTCGTGTTCCCTTACCCGTTCGGGTTGCATTCGTTTCTGCCGCCTTAGCCTCAGCTTCAGCTACTCGCTTCTCTTGCTCAGTCTTCTGGTCTTCGCTCATTTTTGTAATCTCCTCTATCCTTGGCTCAGGTTATCCAAGCCAACAAAGACAGTTTAACATAGTCTTTGAGAATTGTCAATATGTAAGATTTACCTACTGTCCTACATTAATGACAATTCCGAAAGGCTAGTTTTTTAGTAAGTTAATCAGCGAAACTATTAGGCTAGCGGCAGCTAATTGTCCCATTGCTAATTGTAGATATCCATAATTCCAGATATCATCAGATAGAGAACCAGACCAGAACAGAGCAAGTATTACACTACTTAGAATTACTGAAATCAAATTAAATTTTTTCATAATCTTCTACTCCTTCTCCGCGTAATAGTCTGCCGGAACTGTTCTCAGGTTCACTCTAGCGTATCTGTGCCGCTCGATTCTGTCAACTCCTATTGCAGAGACTACCTCAATTAGACCGTTAAGGCAATCTCCGGTATCTTCGCTCAGTAGCCTGCTAGGCTTTTTAATCACGCTCCAATGACCCGGAATTGTTCCGCAGGCCGAGCACTGTTGTTTATGTTGACTGTTGACTGCATAGCAGATTGGGCATTCGTAGGTTTGATTAGACATCTGTAATCCTGTCTGCCAAGTGGCTATTGATTAGTTCAATTGTGGCCTGCAAACTATCACGAGTAGATAATAGATAGGCTCTTGATTGCTTAGCCATCCAAGCTTGACAAGCATCTAATAGGCTCAGATGATGATACCCGGCCTGCAATTCAATCATCATTAGAAAAGCTTTATACATGGTGGTTCTAATCTCCTTAAGCTAATTAGACGACAGAATTAAAAACTTGTCAACATATTTTTCTAGGCTGCGCACGATATTGTGAAGTAATGTAAATCGTTCTATTATTAAACACTATCACTGACCCCGGTATATGCCCCTTTTTATAGTTAACATCCACACTGCTCTCCGGCGGGGAATGTCAAGCTTACACTGAATAGAATTATATAAATATAATAAAAAATATATAAAATAAATGAAAATTTCAGTGCTCGAAAATTTCAGGTGAAACGCCAGGAAACACTAAAGGTTGTGGGCAGTTGTAGACCTTGACACTAGAATTGAATCATGTTACGCTTGTGTGTCGGCAGGAGTGTAAGAAGATGATTATTAATGAATCAGACTTTGAAAAAAGAATTAAGAATCCTCTGAATCTTTTAAATAAAGAGAGAAATATAGATCCAGATAAAAAAAATGCTATGTCTTTATTTATTAAACCTGCAGTAGTAAAAAAGATTGAGACTCCTAAGTTTGTTCCTTCCTTTCCCCGGCCAGTTGAAAATAAAGCAACAGAAGAATCTATTGATGACGAGAAGCAGAGCAGTGCTTTATCTCATGTTCCTTCTGTAGCTGTTAATGAGATTCGAGCAGATGACATTCTTAGAGATGTCGATGCTAACATTAAGCTGGCTCAGGTTCACGGGAAAGCTTTAGACTTAATGCAAGGTGCAATGGGAATTCTAGAAACTAAGATGCCTGGGATGAAGGCAGATAGAATTCCTGGCCTAGTTGCATCACTCGGCAAAGTTATTACTGACATTCGTAAAGAACAGTCAGAAAGAAATAAATCTTCCATCAACGAGAATGTTCATTACCACTTCTACTGTCCAGAGCCTAAGAAGCTTGAGCAGTATGAAGTTATTGAAGTTGGATAATGAATAGAATTAAACTTCTACTAATATTAGCTACAATGCCTGATGAAGCATTTGGGTGGTTTGTAGGTTGGGCTTCTGGAGTTATGATTCAGTATCCTGATGGACTAGGTGGATTCCAGAATGATAGTAGAGAATCAATAACTGCGTTAAGAAAAGAAGCTGCAAATTACATTGACAAGGAGAATTAAATGTTAGCACTAATCATTGCCGTTCTCATTCTCACAGTTGTTGCAGTAGTTCTTTGGGCTATTACAGAGAAACTTCCTGACCCAACAATGAAGACTGTTGTTAGAGCTGTTGTATTACTTATTATGTTGTTAATTTTCTTGAATAGGTATGGGAGTTCTTTGGGTTTGTAATGTCTGAGATTTCTATTCAAGATAATTCAATTATCAAAGAAATAAAGCCAACTATAAAGCAGGAAGCGCTTTTACAAATTCCTGACGAAGTATTTGAAGCACTATACGGTGGTGCGGCTTATGGTGGTAAATCTTTCATTCTTACGCTATTACCAATTATAAAAGGTTGGCATAAGTATGAAGGATTTAGAGCTATAGTATTACGAAGGACATTTCCAGACCTTGAACGTGAGAACATTCGATTAACTAAGAAATATTTCCCTATGACTGGGGGAATATATAATGAAGCTAAACATTTTTGGCATTGGCCTGAGTATCATAGTTATTATGACTTTGGTCATATTCAACATACTAAAGATGTTAAACGTTACGACTCAGCACAATATAATTACGCCTTCTATGAAGAATTAACACACTTTGAAGAAGCTGCGTATATGTATTTGGTTGGTAGTCGTATACGTCCTTCTGATGCAGGATGTAATGTAGCAGTAGCAAGATCAGGAAGTAACCCAGGTGGTATAGGTCAAACGTTTGTTTATAATCGGTTCGTGCGGCCTAATGAACTTGGTGGAAAGATTATAAGAGATTCTAAAACTGGATTGCTTAGAACTTATATTAGAGCATTAATACAGGATAATCCTTATGGAATGGAATATGATCCTCAATACGGTGATAAGCTAGAACTCCTTCCCGAAGCTGAGAAAAGAGCTAAGAAGTATGGAGACTGGCACGCATTCAAGGGATCAGTATTTACCACATTTAGACCTATACCATTTGCAGGTGAGCCTGATAACGCATTGCATGTCATTGAACCATTCACCATACCGGAATGGTGGCCTCGTATATTGTCAATTGACTGGGGTAAAAGAGCAATGTGCCATGCAATGTGGGCTGCTATTTCCCCAAACAAAAGAGTATATATTTATAGAGAACGAACATGGAAGGGTAGAGATATTCCCTATTGGGCTTCAGAGATTAGAGAAATCAACGACGAAATAAATGAAGTTCCTATCTATACTATCGTATGTGGTTCAGCTTGGCAAGAACGTGGCACAGAAACTATTGCCGAACAATTTCAAAGGTATTCCGGGTTAGCTCCTTCTAGTTCAGAGAATACTCCTGGAAGTAGAGTTAGTGGTTTACAAACTGTTCATGATTTCTTAAGGTGGGAAAATAAAGTTCCCCTAAGAAGCAAAGAAGAATTCTACGATTTAGCATTAGCAAATTCTATCTGGCGTAACTACGGTGAAGAAGCTTTAAAGAAATATAAATCCCAATTCTATGACGAAGTTAATGAAGAAAATATCCCCATCTTACAGATATTCAATACATGTGAAGTTCTCATCGACACGATACCAATGTGTATCTATGACGAAGATAAAACCGAAGACATTGCAGAGTTTGATGGAGATGATCCGATTGACAATCTTAGATATCTCTGCAAAGGAATTAGGAAACTCTTAGATGGTGACTTAGGTAATCATATGGAATTAGCAATAAGGAAAGCTGAGATCATTAGAACTTTAGAATCTACACAAGATATGACTAGATACTATAGCC